AGGATATGTAATATTCAATTTGTTTCAAAAAAATAAAAAGCTAGAAAGAATCGTAATAGATCAACAAATGTTCATAAACGACTGTATAGCTAACTACAAACAGATCGATCTTTTAGCTGATAAGATAGATAAAACTATGTGGGTACAATCTGATCCTGAGTTTTTAGGACTTATGGAAGAAATAAAATCACTGCAATCCACAATGAAACAATATACTGATAACCGATAATAGCATGGAAGAAACAATAGAAATTGTAGATGTTGAGCTAACTAAGAAAGGAAAACCAAGAAAAAGAAAGCCGAAGACAAAAAATAATTACTTTACAGAAGAGACTGAAGAGGCAATTCTAGAGTATAGAGCAAGTACTGATCAAGCTGAAAGAAATAGAATCTATAATCAAAGAATTCATTTTGGCTTTTATAAGCTGGCTGAAAATATCATTCACACTTTTAAGTTTTATTACACAGAAGTAGATAAGATTGAAGACCTAAAGTATGAAGTAGTTTCGTTTATTTTACAAAAGTTAGATCTATATGATCAATCAAAAGGTAAAGCTTATTCTTATTTTGGAACAATAGCTAAAAGATATCTTATTATCTATAATCAAAAGAACTATAAAAAGCTAGTTAATAAAGTAGATATTCCTACTAGAGAAGAAGATGATGATAACTATAGAGACGCAGTAACTATAAAAGATGAGAAAGAACCAGATCGTTCTAAGATTACGAATATTCTTATTAAAGAACTTGATTCAAAATTAACTACTATATTTGATAAGGCAGAAGAAATTAAAGTAGCCTACGCAATACTTGAAATATTCAAAAAAAGAGACAACATAGAAATATTCAATAAAAAGGCATTGTTTATCTATATAAAAGAGATGACAGATGCTCAATCTAATACAATCACAAAAGTTATTAAGAAGATTAAAGTATTGTACATCAACATTCTTAATAAGTACATTGAGAATGTAGACTATTGATATTTATATTTAAAGTCTATATAAATGGAACAGCAAAATAAAGAAATATTTGAAGGTAAAACTGTTTCTGATCTCGCAAAAGAGATCTACGAAAAACATAAAGAACAAGATTCAGCACTAAAAACAAGAATTAATCAGCTTGCAGATATGGTAGAAAGTCCTGGTGACGCTATCGTTATTGTGCCTATGCTAAAAGGATACTTTGATTCTAGCTTAAAGAATGATGAAGTGCTAATGAAGATGCTACAAATATTTCAAAAACAAGAAGAAAGAAAAGCAGCTGGAGAATCAGATGCGAGTTTATTAACTGAAAAAGATATCGCGCAATTGTTTAACGAAGTTTCTACTTACACAGTTTCTAATAATTCAACTCCTCAAATAACAGAGGAAGGGGAAATTAAATAATGGCTAGCAATAATATATTTGGATCTTCTCCTGAAGGAGGAATGGGTAAATCAGGAGGTCAATATTTTATTATTGGTCGTGTTACTAGTATTGTTCTTGGTGAATACTTAGATGACAATAAGACTAAAAATCCTGATTGGACTAATGATGGAGATCTCGGTAAAATAGATTTCGAGATACTTTACACTGGACTTAATATGGTCAAAGCAAACAAAGTTTCTAAAAGCGCTTGGCCTATTTTTTCTTTTATTCGACAGTATCCTTTAATAAATGAGATAGTCTATATTGTATCTGGACCTTCTGATGGATTAAATGATAACTATAAGAATCAAAAGCTTTTTTACTTTCCTCCCTTTGGCGTATGGAATGCTGTTAATCATAATGCATTTCCTAATATGGATCAGTATTCTGAGTTCTTAAAGTATCAATATCAGCAGCCAGGATATCAAGGATCAGCTGATATTTCTCAAACTAAATTACCATTAGGCGTTTCTTTTCAAGAGAATGACAAAGTCAGGTCACTCACACCTTTTGAAGGAGATACTTTAATAGAAGGTAGATTTGGACAATCAATAAGATTTGGAAGTTCTAATATAATAAGATCGACTAAAAACACATGGTCTACAAATAGGGATTCTAATGGAAAACCTATAACTATAATAATTAATGGTCAAGGAAGACCATCAGCACAAAATGCAGATAAGTTTGTAACCACTATTGAAGATATAAGTAGAGACGATTCGTCTATATATCTTACGTCTGGTCAAGTTTTAAATACTCTTTCGATATCTGAAATAAAGTCGGCTAAATACGAATTTCCATACAAAGGAAATCAGGCTATAGTATGTTCAGATAGAGTAATGCTTTATTCCAAAAAAGAAAATGTTCTACTCTACTCAAAACAAGAAATAGGAATATCAGCTATAAAACCAGTTAACATATACTCTTCTGAAAATGTAATAGTCAATTCTCCTAAGATCTCTCTTGGAGATGAGTTTGTTACTGAATCTGCTATGCTTGGAGATGCATTTACAGATCAATTAATAAGAATGTTACAACTTATTGAGTCTGCTGGAAATAGTCTTTTAGGAGCTTCTACAAGTAATCCTGGAGCTACTGCCGCAAACGTAAAAATAGCTGGAAATAAAATAACAGAGGCTACTCGAAATATGATAAGTTACTTAGACAGTGGATTACATCTTTCAAAAATCGTTAATCTTAAGTAATGGCATCAAAAGAAGAAATACAAGCAAAAAAAGTAGAACGCGAAGCTAAAGTAGAAGCGACTAGAAAAAAGAATTTAGATGCTATTAAAAATAAAACTAAAACTTCTACTAGAGAAACTTTTGGATTAGCCGAAGGTCAAACTACCGCTACGGGATTAGAAAAAGCGATATTCATAGCAGGAGACGGAATAATAAAAGCGCAGTTTGCTATAGACAAATTATTTTATGGTAAGTTTTCTTATGATGGAACCAATAAACTAAAAAAAGCTTTAGATAGAGGAGTAGTACCAGTTTTAAATGATCTATCTGAAATAGATCTTTGTAATATACTTAATTTAGCGAATCAAAAAGTTCCTGGATCTAAGCCATTCGATCCAGAAAATAAACCCACATCCAATCCTTTAGAAGTAGCTAAATGGAATCTTCAAAATAAAGCTTTTACAGTACAAAAAAAGATTGATGGATTTAATTCTAGTTACCTAGACACTTCAAATACAGAAACTAAAGCCAAAGGAGTATATGTAATTATCAATGATATAAAAGATGCGTTTGCTGAAATTAATACTCCAGGAGATGATAACGCATTACGTGATCCTAGACTTATACAAACTTTCCCTCAAATAGGAGCAGTAAATAATTTTCTTGAAAAAGCTTTTGCAGACTTTAACAAATATACTGACTATAGGCAAATTCCTGTAGAAGAAATACAGAAACTGATTAATTTAGTAGATAAAGTACGAGAATACTCTATCTTAATTCAAGGTTTAAATACGCCCGCTAGTGCTATAGGATTTGTAGATTCAGTATTTCCAAATGCTAATATACAGGACCAAATAAATAAACTAGAAAAAATAATTGATCCAGCTAGATTAATGCCATTATTGAAAAATATAGCAGAAAGTCTAAAAAAAGTTCAATCAGTTTGTAATGTATTTGTTTCATTTATATCGTTTGGTCAATTCATAATAACTATTGCTACGCTATTAATAAAAGTTTTTAAAACAATTGGTAAATTCTTAAAAGCCTTAGCAATACCTAATCAATTTACAATTCTAGGACTTACTATAACCTTATCCGATACCAATGAAAATATAAAAGGATCACTATCAAAGTTATTAGATAGGCTAGGTCAAATTAACGTTCTTCTTTCTTTATGTATTGGACTTGTTTCAGAAGTATCGCTTATATTATCTGATATCATAGCAAAGATAGACAGAATGCTAGTTGGACTTGAATCATGCAATAACGTAGATCCTGACATAATAAAGCAACTTCAAGATTCTAGAGATGGATTAGTAAATACAGTTCAATATTTTGAAAAATTTGTTACTAATTACAATGAAAAAAAGAATACAGATAGCGCTTCTTTTGGAGATTACACAATACAAATAGTAACAGAAGAAGTAGTAGACGACGCGATAAGTCTTAGAAGACGTTACGGTGTAGCATTAGCAGCAAATGGAACTTTAGTAGCTCAATCTACTCCTACTTTTGCTTCTGATAATCAAATAATAATTAATGAAGTTAAAATTCAACTTGCGTCTAAAGGATTTGTAAAGTCTTATGTAGCAGGATTAACTCCTTCAGAATTAAATAAGATATCTGAGTCTCTTAGATTCTTAATGGATGATGATATAGATCTAAACGATCTAGAAAATATTAACTTTAATAGTGGATTAGATTCTCCAGATAATGAAAATGAAAATGACGGACTTGGACTTAATGCTTTCATGAATAAATTACCAGGAGGAAAGAAACTAAGAGAAAGAATGAGAAAAGTAATGATCGCTAATAATCAAAAATTAGCCACTGATCTTAAAGCTCAAGATTCTAATGGAAGATTTACTGATAAGATCATAAAACAAAAAGAAAACGAAAATAATAAATTAAAGATTGATCAGCTAGAATCAGAAAAGAAAGACTTAGTTACAGCAATGATCGCTAATCCTAGTCCAATATTTAAAGCTACTACGATAATTAAGATAAAAGAAAAACAACAAGAAATAGATAAGTTAAAAAAACAAGGCCAATAATATTTATACTATATGGAAAAGAAGAGCGCAAATGAGCTTTTAAGACAGATTATAAGGGAAGAAGTCACTAAAATAATAAGACAAGAGCTTCCTAGGATTCTTAGTGAGTCAGCTTATAGAAGCGAAGAGACTCCAAAATTGATAGATAAAAAAGGACAATTTCCTTTGACTTTAAATTCTAATAGACCTCCAATCGCCGAGCAAATAAAGTTTAAAAAGTCAAACAATCCTTTGACAAATCTTTTAAATGAAACAGCGATGGACATGCTAAACGAAGACACAACATTAAACTTTAGCACAAACGATGTTGGACCAGGAATGCATCCTGCAATGGCTTTTCAGCCTAGAGAAGCATCAGTAGGATCAGTTAATGATATGCTATCTACCGCAAAACCAAGTAGCAATATTGATGCTGTACAGATAAATGCGGTGCCTGATTTTTCTTCAATGATGGATAAAATGGGACTATAATCGTGGCATATAATCTTAGAAAAATATCACCAATCGATTTTAAGCCTTCTACAGGAGTAGGAGTTAAGTTGCCTTTTGCTGCTGAAAATGTATTCTCTACTGTATATACAACTAAAGAGCAACTAAAATATAACATACTTAACTACATGTTAACTGATTTAGGAGAAAGACCTATGAATCCTAATTTCGGTATGGGTTTAAGATCTAGACTTTTTGAATCAATAACGCAAAGTACAGTAGAAGATATGAAGCAGTCTATACAAACGCAAATAGAAAATGCGTTTCCTAATGTGCAAATAACACAGTTGAATATCATAGGTCAACCAGATAGAAGTACAATTAACATACAATTTAGTTATACAATAAAGAGTTCTAAAGAGACAGATGGAATTTTACTAAAGATACAAAACATATAAGATGCTAAACAGTCCAGATATAAAGTACTTAAATAAAGACTTTTCTAACTTTAAAAACGAGTTGATAGAGTATGCTAAGTCATACTATCCAACCGTATATAATGATTTTAGTCAAGCTTCACCAGGAAGCATGTTCATTGAAATGGCTTCTTATGTAGGAGATGTTCTTTCTTTTTATCTTGATAATCAGCTACAAGAAACTTTCTTACAGTACGCAAAACAAAAGAATAATCTTTACACTATGGCGTACATGCTGGGATATAGACCCAAAGTAACTTCTGCAGCCATAGCAGATCTAGACGTATACATGCAAGTAGGTGTAGTTGGTGCTTCTGGAAATAAAACTCCTGATTGGACAAACGCGATTACTATCCAACCTGGAATGCAAGTAAAGTCGAATGTTAGCAATAACGTAAGCTTTTATGTACCAAATAAAGTAGACTTTACAATATCTTCTTCTTTGGATCCTACTGATGTTTCTGTTTATCTAACTGATGGTTCTGGCAATCCAACAAAATACCTTCTTAAAAAGAAGACTCAAGCTATATCTGGACAAGTCAAAACTACTATAGCTACTTTTGGAGCAGCTAAAAGATATGCTACTGTAAACATACAAGATTCAGATATTATTTCTGTATTAAAAGTAGTAGACTCTAATAGCAATACATGGTACGAAGTGCCTTACTTAGCTCAAGACTATATACTTAATCCTGTAGAAAATACGGCTCTTAATTATCCTTCTCTTTATCAATCGGCAAATCAGGTTCCGTACATGCTTCAAAAAGTGTATGTTCCAAGAAGGTTTACTACAAGATTCAAGACAGATAATAGTTTGGTATTAGAATTCGGACCGGGCATTAACTCAGTAGCAGATTCATCAGTAGTACCTAATCCTAACTCAGTTGGAGTAGGAATCACCACTGGATTGACATTACTAGAAACTGCTTTTGATCCTTCTAACTTTGTAACTACACAAACTTATGGATTGGCTCCTCAAAATACAACACTAACTATTTCTTATTTAGCGGGCGGAGGAGCAGAGTATAACGTGTTATCAAATCAATTAACTGTTCCTATATCTATAAATGCTGGCGCAGGAGATACTAGTACAGTAGTAAGTAATAATCCAAATCCTGCATCAGGCGGAGGAGATGGAGATACAGTAGAAGAGTTAAGGCAAAATATTCAAGCCGAGTTTTCAAGTCAACTAAGAGCAGTAACTCAAGAAGACTATCTAGCTAGAACCTTAAGTATGAGTCCTAAATTTGGTAAAGTTGCTAAAGCTTATGTAACCAAAGACGATGCTACTTTTAGTAATTATATGGAAGACAATCCATCAGAAAGAGATCAAGTACTTGTTAGCATGTACGTTCTTGGATTAGATAGCAATGGTAACTTAGCTCAACCTTCATCAGCGCTAGTTCAGAATTTACAAACTTATCTTTCTGAATATAGGATGATGACGGATGCTATTAATATCAAACCTGCTTACGTTATAAACATAGGATGTAATTTCGATATAACTGTAAGACCTAATTTTACAGGACAAGATGTAGTAGCTAGATGTCTGATTCAGCTACAAGATTTCTTTAACGTAGAT